GTAACACTTCCAAAATTTATCACAAAAGAATTGCCACCGAAAGCAAAGCCAATACATGAATGGGCAACATACAAAGAATTAGAACCAAGCGGCGTGGATCAAGATTTATTTAAGGTAGTAGAATACATTGCTGAAAGAAAACTATCTTTAGATGATTATGATTTTTATTGGAGTCCAGAAGCAGGTTATAGAGACAGATTAATAATCCCTTTCACTTATCAATCAAGAATTGTTGGTTACACAGCAAGAAAAGTTGTAGAAAGCAAAGTAAAATATCTATCCGAACAACAACCTGGTTATGTTTTCAACACAGATGCACAGGACGATGATCGAAAATACATTGTGGCTGTGGAAGGTCCGATTGATGCTATTGCTATTGATGGCATCGCTATGTTAGGCAGTGAAATAAAAGAACAGCAATCTGCACTAGTGAACAGTTTAGGCAAACACGTTATAGTGGTTCCAGACAAGGATGAAGCAGGACAAAAATTGGTTTGGGACAGCCTCGAATCAGGTTGGAGTGTGAGTATGCCCGACTGGAGTCAAGATGTGAAAGATGTCAATGATGCTGTGCGTAAATATGGTAGACTTCACACTTTGTACACAATTATAAAGAACGCAGAAGATTCACAACTAAAAATAAAACTGAGGATGAAAAAATGGTTTACTTAAAAAAAGCGATCCAATTTTTGTTATCTCCTTTCACAAAACTTGTGACTCACTACAAGTATAGAAAAAAAATAAAGGAATTACAAAAAAGAGACCCTTTTATATACAAGTAGAATGTATTACGTTATAGAAGGAATACATAAAGATCCTAATGATATCAATACATTGGATCCAAAAACAAAAAAGGAGCATGGGCCTATGGAAGAAATTACTGCAAATGATTTAGCCAAGGCACTAATACAAAAAAACATCGATGACTTTTATCATCGAGCATGGGTAGTTAAAAAATGATAGTATGGGGAATAACAGGAAACAATCACGATGCCAGTCTGGCTGTGATGGAATATCATGTAAAAGGTTTAACAGATAGATATGGATTGTATGTTCATTGGGCTGGTAAGAGTTCAGACTTCAGTGGCATACCTGGTGATCCTAACCTGTGTCCAGAAATGTTAGCACACGTTAGATCAAATCCCAGATGGGCTCACCCAGCCAAAGTGATATGGTATGAAAAACCATTCAAAAAAAGTTTGCGTCAATTGATTGCTGGACAAGGTAATACATTCAAAGAAAACAACGTAAAAAAATTTTTACAGCGTCAAGGTATCCATGTTCCTGTTGAATACATGGATCATCACGAAAGTCATGCGGCGTATGGTTATTATACATCTCCTTATAATGATGCCGCAATAGTTGTTTTAGATTCAATTGGAGAGTTTGAAACATTCACAATTTGGCATGGTCAACGCGACAAATTAGAAAAACGTCATGTAACAAGATATCCAAACAGTGTTGGACTTTTTTATTCTGCTATGACACAGCGTTGTGGATTCAAAGCCAACGCAGAAGAATACAAATTGGAACAGTTGGCTAAACAGGGCAATTGGAGAAAATACAATAGACTGATGATGGAAGAAATCATTGATAAAAGGTTTCCTTTCAAAACAAGAGAAAATTTGCACAGAGGTTGTAATTGGTGGAGACCTGAATTGAATTCAGAAGAAGATCTAGCGGACTTGGCGGCAACAACACAACACATTTTTGAACAGGTGTTGATGTGCGCCAGTTCTTGGATACAGATGAACATATCAACACAGAACATTGTTTTGGTAGGAGGTTGTGCATTGAACAAAACTGCCAGAACCAAATTGGAATCGGTTTGGGACAACATATGGGTGCCAAAAAATCCTGGAGATCCTGGATCCTGTATTGGTGCTGTGTGTGCCAAATACCAAAGACACATTGACAATTCAGACAAAATGTGGTATAATAAGGACAATGGTTAAACAGAACAAAGACTATGGATATGAGATACAAAAACTGTATCTCGAAATGATGCTGAGTGACGCAGAAACATTTGTGCGTTGCCAATCTATATTTGATTATTCTTTATTTGATAGAAAGTTACAAGACACAGCAGACTTTGTGAACAAGTATGTGTCACAATACAATTCATTGCCAACATATGACATTGTGAACAAGAGTTGTAATGTTGATTTGAAGCCAACAGAAAATCTAACTGAAGAACATTTTACTTGGTTGCTTGATGATTTTGAAACATTTGTTAGACACAAAAGTTTAGAAAGAGCAATTTTAAAATCAGCAGATATGTTGGAAAAAGGTGAATATGGTCCAGTTGAAGAATTGGTCAAGAAGGCAGTACAGATTGGATTACACAAAGATATAGGTACAGATTATTTCGATGATCCAAAAGCAAGACTTATGGGACTAAAAAATTCTAATGGACAGGTCAGCACAGGCTGGGCAACACTAGATAAGAAATTATTTGGTGGATTTAACAAAGGTGAATTGAATATATTTGCAGGTGGTTCTGGAGCAGGTAAATCGTTGTTCTTGGCAAACTTAGGTTGCAATTGGGTATTGAATGGATTGAATGTGGCGTATATTACTTTTGAATTGAGTGAAGCACTAGTGAGTATGAGATTGGATTCAATGTTAACTGATATTCCAGCAAGAGAAATTTTTAAAGATTTAGATGGTGTTGAAATGAAAGTTAAACTGTTAGGCAAAAAAGCAGGTAGATTTCAAATCAAATACATGGCAAGTGGTAAAAATGCAAACGACTTAAGAAGTTACATCAAAGAATATGAAATTAAAACAGGTAAAAAATTAGATGTAATACTGGTAGACTATTTGGATCTTATGATGCCAATCAGTAGAAAAGTTTCTCCAAGTGATTTATTTGTGAAGGACAAATTTGTTTCAGAAGAATTAAGAAATTTATCAATGGAATTGAATGTAATCTTTGTTACAGCATCGCAGTTGAATAGAGGAGCAGTAGAAGAAATTGAGTTTGATCATTCGCATATATCTGGAGGTTTAAGTAAAATACAAACTGCTGACAACGTGTTTGGTATATTCACATCAAGAGCAATGAGAGAAAGAGGCAGATATCAAATACAGTTAATGAAAACAAGATCATCCAGTGGTGTTGGTCAAAAGATTGATTTAGAATTTGATGTGGACAGTTTAAGAATAAGAGATCTAGCAGAAGACTCAGACAGTCAAGATTATAAAGGGTCAAGCACAATTTATAATTCATTAAAAAAGACATCTACAGTTAATGATAGTGCAGAAAAAAACACAACTGAACTTAAATTACCTGATCCTACCAAAGGTGATACAGTAAGTAGAATTGATTCAGGTAATACTGATCAAACAAAATTAAGGGACTTCTTAAAGAACCTTGATGGCGATGAATAAACAATACAAAAGAATAGTAATTCCAAAAGGTTTAGATTTAGGAACCAGCAGGCGTACTTGTCATCAGTTGGCAAATACTATAAGTGCTAGAACAGGATTGAATATTTTCACCGATGTGGAATCAATTGTCCAAGGGGACTTGGTAGTATTAGGTGGAGTTGGTGGACACGATGGATTTAAAAAATACCATGAAACATTTCAAGAGCAAAATATAGATTATCTCAACGTTGAAAAAGGTTACTGCAATTGGTGGAAACCTGTTTATTGGAGAGTGACATTCAACGAAAATCAAATCACAGACATCAAAGGTGAATGGACTAACGAACGTTTTGTAAAATTCAATATGAAAATTAAACCTTGGCAAATGGGAGATCAAGTGTACATTGTGGCGCCTAGCCAAAATGGTTTAGATGTGTATGGTATAAAACAAACTGTGGATCAATGGATAGAATCAACAACAGAAGAAATCAAAAAATACACAAATAGACCAATCAAAGTGAGGAAAAAACTGCCTAAGAAAGCAAGAGGTTCAAGAGGATTCTGTGATTCATTAGAAAATATACACTGTGTGGTCAGTTTGCACACTATGGCAATGACTGAAGCATTGAGAGAAGGCTGTCCAATTATATCATTAGTGCCTGGTTGTTTAAAAGATTACAGTGTGGATTCAATTTCAAAAATTAATAATCTATATTATCCTGATAATAGACAGTATCTATTCAATTGTTTAACTAATTTACAATTTAATTCTGGTGAATTAATCACAGGTGTTGCTTGGGACACTATCAGCAAATACTACGGAATCAATATTACTAAAATTAATTAAGTCTATAAAACTGATACATACAGTATGGGACTAAAATTATACATACTACAAGATATAGAAGAAGATATTTTAAAAGTTCACAACAGTTGTAAAGATTTGAAAATGCTGGAACTTGGTGATCAAATAATTCGTCCTAAATTAAATCCAGCAAAAGAATATTGGCAAACTAGAGGATTCATACACACTTCTGTTGATGTAAATGGTAAGCACGGATCAATTGTAAAAGATCTTTCTGTATTTGATCAATTTGTGGATTGGAAAGAGCAATACGATGTTGTGTACAACATGGGTACATCAGAACACGTTGAACCGTTTGATGCACAGTACACTTGTTTTAAAATAGCAGATCATTGCTGTAAAACAAATGGTATAATGATACACGGAGTTCCAGAAGTAAACAAAAGAGATAAAGAAAAAATATTCGCAAAACACTGTCACTATTATTATAGCGAAAAGTTTTTTGAAACACTAATAAAAGAAAGCAATTACAAATTCATCAATAAAAGATACACAACAGGAGGTTGTGTTTACTATGCATTTCAAAAGACAGAGCAAAGTAAATTTATGATCAACAAAGATTTATTCTTGTCTAACATAGCAATAAGAAACCAACATATCGATTTTTCAAAAGATAGCAACTACATCCATCAAAAGAAAGCCTAGAGGCGGACAGCAAAAATTCCGCGAAGCGGTAACGCAGAAATTTCAAATCCGCGAAGCGGTAAGCACAGCGATTTCGGTAAGCAATTTTAATCTATGATCTGTCTTTTGACGCCTCGTCTTTTGACATC